AATGAACGTAGGTAATCCAAAAGACCCAAAGAGGAACAGTGAGGGATACGCAGATCCAACGGCGTATATGGGCATATCATACACGGTGGAAGAAGAAAAAGCACGTCAATTTCTTAACCAGTTTTACAGCATAAAAAAGAAGATCGCTATGCTGGATAAGGACATTGAGGAACTGGAAGCAGAGGCGGAAAGCATCAATGTGAAAATGGACGGAATGCCAAGGAGCACCAATGTATCTGACAAGACCGGAAGACTTGCCACCACACTGGCGGAATATTATATAAACCGGCTGGAGTTGAGAAACGGGCTGTGGTTGAAAAGGAAAGAGATCATTGACGTTATCGACCATGTGGAGAACGTAGATTATCAGGAACTCTTAAGACTGCGCTATATCAACAACCGGAAGTGGGAGAATATCGCAGTAGAACTGAACAAGTCGTGGCGGCATACGCATAGGATGCACAGACATGCCTTGCAAGAGGTTGGGAAGATCTTGAAAAAAATGCAGTGATGTCATTGAATGTCACACTAAAGAGGTGATATTGTTATAGTGTAGAAAAAGAGAAAAGCACAATTTCTTTTCATCAGCACTCCTTAAATACGGGGCGACCTTAATTGGTTGCCCCTTTTGCATTATTATGATTAAAAACTGGGAATACCACAATTTATATATGGATTTCTCGTCAATGTTCGAGGGAAATGATCATCCGTCAGATATCGATATGTTTTATCTGTGTAATGATCGCACGTTGATCCTAGGGGAAATCAAGAGCCAGTATGGATGTTTTGGCGAAGGCCAAAGGCGATTGATACGCCGTATACTGGAAATGCACAAAGGCGATGGAGTGGGACTGTATATTACTCACGATAAACTGGTGCAGAATGGCGATAAAATCGTGGATGTAAGTGTGTGCCCAGTGGAAGAAATTTACATAAAGAGCGAAGGAGAATGGCGCAAACCAAAGAAGCCGGTAAGCGTAAAAGAAATACTGTGCTATTACAAAGAACGAGCAAGATGGAGAACGGAGAGGGAATATTAACCCCGAAGCACTGGAGGTTATGATGGCTAGACCGAAAAAAGAGATAGATCAAGAAACATTTGAATCGCTATGTCAGATCATGTGTACCAAAGAAGAAATATGTGGTGTGCTGAAGATCACCGACAAGACACTTGATCGTTGGTGCAAAGAAACCTATCACCAAGGTTATTCCGAAGTCTATAAAATGGCTTCAGCAGAAGGAAAAAAGTCATTGCGCAGATGCCAGTTTGATTTGGCAAAGAAATCTGCGGCAATGGCCATTTTTTTAGGTAAGAACTATCTTGGACAGCGTGACAGTATTGAGTATGAGGATAACACCGCTTTAAATAAATTAGATAGCATTCTTGCGGAGGTAAAGGACAATGCTTTCAAGGAAGCAGAATGAGTTTATCAGAAATGCTGACGCAAGGTGGAATTTAAAGGTTGGTGCTGTCCGATCCGGCAAATCTTACGTGGATATAGATTACATCATTCCATCGCGGATCAGAGAGGTTGCCGGTAAAGAAGGCCTTACGGTCATTCTTGGTGTATCGAGGGAAACGATAGAGCGAAATGTGCTTCAGCCCATGCGGGAAAAGTACACAGATCGGCTGGTCGGTCAGATCAACAGCAGAAACATAGCGAGGGTTTGCGGCGAAGATGTTTACTGTTTAGGAGCCGAAAAGGTTTCACAGGTAGCAAAGATCCAAGGATCAAGTATCAAGTATTGCTATGGCGATGAGATCGCCAAGTGGAATAGAGAAGTGTTTGCCATGTTGCAATCACGTTTAGACAAGCCTTATTCAAAATTTGATGGTGCTTGCAACCCCGAATATCCGAATCACTGGCTTAAGGAGTTCATAGATAACCCTGACATTGATTTGTACATTCAGAAGTACACCATATTCGACAACCCATTCCTGTCAGATGACTTCGTCAAGAATCTGTGCAAAGAGTACGAAGGCACTGTTTACTATAAGCGGTACATCCTAGGCGAGTGGGCAATGGCGGAAGGCCTGATTTATCCCATGTGGGAGGACGCGAAAACAGACGATTTGCCAAAGGATTATACCAAGTATGGTATGTCTATCGACTACGGAACAAGAAACGCATTTGCGGCGATCCTGTGGGGCTACAGCAATGGTGTATGGTATGCCATAGATGAATATTACTATTCGGGGCGTGATACCGGCACTGATAAAGATGATTCCCAATACGCGGATGATTTGGACAGGTTCACCGACTGGCTGTTTGAAGAGCCAAGGGAAAAGATTGAAACGATCATTGACCCTTCTGCGGCATCATTCATTGCGATGCTGAAGAAGCGGGGCAGGTATAAGATCAGGAAAGCGAATAACGCTGTGGCGGACGGGATAAGAGAAACCGCAACGGCGATGCGGAGAGGGAAAATCAAGATAAGCGCAAAAGTGCCTAACTTGATAAAGGAAATTCAAGGCTATGTGTGGGATGACACCAAGGAGGAAGATGTTCCGGTAAAGGTGAATGACCATGCTATGGATGCAATGCGCTATTTCGTTAAGACAAAGCATATTGTAAGGGATAAAAACGGTTATAATATCCCAACAATGTAGGAGGAAACATGTTAACTTACCAAGACCTTTTGGCGTTGGGAGAGCGCGCATCAGATTTAGACATCATGGAGTTCTGCCGCCGCGTCATACAGGAACACAAGACAAGCGAAGGATATAAGATCGCTTTGATTGCGGACGAATATGACCGGCACAGAAATACGACCATAACACTTTATCAAAAGTTTTTGTACACGATTACAGGAAAGGCTGTCCCCGATAATTGGAGTGCAAACTACAAACTGGCGAGTAACTTCTTCCACCGGTTTGTTTTACAGCAAAACCAGTTTTTACTGGGCAATGGTGTAACGTGGACAAAAGAGGATACAGCAAAGCGGCTGGGAGATGATTTTGATATCCAGTTGCAGAAGTGTGGACATGCCGCCATTGCTGGCGGCGTTTCATTCGGTTTTTGGAACTATGATCATATGGAAGTATTCAAGGTGCTCGAGTTCGCACCGCTGTATGACGAAGAAAACGGCGCACTTATGGCTGGCGTTCGCTTTTGGCAGATAGATTCCACAAAACCACTCCGTTTTACGCTATATGAAATAGACGGTTACACAGATTACATGTGGAAAGAGGGCAAAGGGTCTGTGATCCACCCAAAACGTGCCTATCAGCAGAATAAAGTCACATCAGAGGTGGATGGCACAGAGATATACGACCTTGAGAATTATCCCGCGTTTCCAATAGTGCCAATGTGGGCGAATCCGCAGAGGCAAAGCGAGATTGTGGGGATCCGTGAGCAGATCGATGCGTATGACCTGATTAAATCGGGATTCTGCAACACGGTAGACGAGGCATCAATGGTCTACTGGACACTGCAAAACGCCGGCGGTATGGATGATACCGATTTGGCAAAGTTCCTGATGCAACTTAAGACCGTTCATGCAACCAACCTTGACGATGAAGTAACGGCAGAAAGTCATACGATAGAAGCACCATTCAGCGCAAGGGAAACGATCCTTGATAGGATCCGTAAAGATCTGTACGAGGATTACATGGCGTTGGATGTGAAAGAAATCGCCGGCGGTGCCGTTACTGCCACACAGATCAAGGCGGCATATGAGCCGATGAATTCCAAGGCCGATGATTACGAATATTGCATTCACGACTTTATCGATGGATTACTGGCGGTGGTTGGCATTGAAGATGAACCGACATTCACACGTTCTACCATGGTAAATGCGGCAGAAGAGGTGCAAACGGTTATTCAGGCGGCTACATACCTTGATGATGAATATGTCACACGCAAGGTCTTGTCTATCCTTGGAGATGCAGATAAGGCCGATGAGGTATTGGCGCGGATCGATGCTAATGAATTATCAAGCATCGGATATGGGGATGAGCCAACGGATGAAGAGTAATGGACTACAAAGGGACAAACGAAGAAGAAGTAAAGAAGATAGAACGCCGATTCCGTAAGATCTACAAGCAAGCGCAAGGCGAGGTGCAAGAGAAGTTGGATAAATACCTGACTTCCTTTGCGTCAAAAGACCGGATCCAGTACGAAAAGGTACTGAACGGTGAAATGGACATGAACGCCTATCTTGCGTGGAAGAATCAGCAGATCATGGTCGGAAAGCGTTGGGAGAAACTGCGCGATGAACTGGCAGAGCGATATACAAAGGCCAATTCTGATGCGTTGGAAGCCCTTGGCGAAAGGTTGCCGCAGATATTCGCAGATTCCGTGAACTTTGCCACATACGGAATTGAGAAGTTCAGCGGAATTGACACCAACTTTACCTTATGGGATGCAAGCACGGTGCAAAGATTGGTATCTGTACAGCCCACATTACTTCCGAAACCCAAAGTTAAAATAGACAAAGACAAGAAGTGGAATCAAAAGAAGATCACTTCTGCGATTACACAAGGAATATTACAAGGCGAATCCATACCGCACTTATCTAAAAGATTAAGGACGGTAACGGACATGAACTATAAAGCCGCCGTGAGGAATGCACGGACGGCGGTAACTTCTGCGGAGAACGGCGGAAGGAATCGCGCTTATTACAGAGCGCAAGGACAAGGCGTACAGTTACAGCAACAGTGGCTGGCAACGCTGGACATGCGTACAAGGCACGAGCATCGCGAGTTAGACGGTCAGATCAGGGATATCGGCAAGCCGTTTGAGATCGATGGCGTTAAATTGGATTACCCAGCAGACCCGCAAGCACCGCCAAGGCTTGTGTATAATTGCCGTTGTACGACTATTGCAGTGGTCAACGGTCACGCTGTAGACCTAGATGCCCGTGACAAATCGGTGATAGGCGACTACAACGAGTGGAAGGGCACAAAGCCTGAACCACCGAAAGAACCTGAAAAGGTGCCGCCGAAGAAGGAAGAAAATCTGCCTGACCTGCCTAAACTTAAAAAGACTTTGGGCAGTGATTACGGTTCGTACTATGATATAATTAATAATAACGAATACGTCAAAGGCATATATAAAGACTATGCGGAGGAAGTACGGACGTTCAGGAAAAAATCAGGTGGCGGATACTTCCAACCGTCAACTGGTGATATTGTGTGGAGTAAACGCAATGTTGGTGGCAATGGGCAATATACTACACTGGCGCATGAATTTGGTCATGCGGTTGATGCTTTAGGGACGAAAGAATTTAATGTTACTTATGGCGAGATAGAAGCGATTGGCGCAAAGGATCCGCTTTTGGAAACAGTAATGCGCAGGGTACCATCTTCGTCAGATGAGTATTTGAGGGCAATGGATCAGGACAGAATGATCATACGCACACTTATATTTAATGATGAAGAAAGGCGTATTGTTAATGCTGATGATAATGCAAGCGGTTTGCAAGATTTTGCCGATGGGTTATTTGATACACAGAAAGATCGAGTGTTCCGATGGGGGCACGGATCAAAGTACTACAATAGAAAATATAGCATAATTAAACAGTTTAATTTGCAAAAATATCTTCAGGAGGCATATAAAGAACTTGGATTTGATGCAAGCAATCAAGCGAAAACCAAGAAACTCGCACGAAGGTATGAGACTGCCAGTGAATTATGGGCGAATCAAATTGCGGCACTGACCGTTGGCGGTAAAGAGTTGGAGTATATGGAAAAGTATGCTCCAAATTCATTGAAAGCATTAAAGAAACTTTTGAAGGAGAGGAAACAGAAATGATGGATGAAATGCTGGATAAGTACGCTGAAATGTTTGATGATGGATTCCCAATGATTCCACTTGGATGGGGCAGAAGTGAATCAGAAATCATTGACATAATCAAAGAATGCCTTGATAAAGGCAAAGATGTTTATGAACTTGGCTATGTCGAGTTAAAGGATGCGATGTATTGATGGAAGTAAAAATCATAGATCATTCCGTGGAAGTGATCCACGAAAAAGAAAGCAAAGTCAGGGCGGCACTAGAAGCCGCCGGACTTGTTGCGGAAGGATATGCGAAAGTACACTTGGAGCAGACACCGCGCAGAATCGACACGGGCAGATTGCGTAACAGCATCAGCCACCGTGTACATGATGAGGTTGTGGAGATCGGCACCAATGTGGAATATGCGCCCTATGTGGAATTTGGCACCAGCAAGATGAAGGCTAACCCGTTTCTGCGGTCTGCCGCTGGTGATCATGCAAATGAATACAGGGAGATCCTAAAAGATTACTTAAAAGGTTAATTAACGGCGAAGCAACGCCGTTTTTTTATGCGTCCAATCGGGCGCATTTTTGTTTGCCACAAAGAAGCGTGGAAAAATCCACCGAGGAAATGGAGGAATTAAATGGCACGTTGGAGCGAAATAAAGGGTTACGAAGGATTGTACCTCTTGAGTAGCGATGGCGATGTAATCGCACTTCCTAAAACTGTCAAAGGAAGGAATGGAAGTGGGGCAATTCTAATTCGAAGGAAAGCAAGACCAATAAAGAAGCATTTGCGCGGGCGTGATGGATTAATGTATGAGGCGGTTACGCTATCTAAAGACGGCAAGCCCAAGACATATTCGGTTCATAGACTTGTTGCGAATGCGTTCTTGCCAAATCCGCACGGATTGCCCGAAGTGAACCATAAGGATGAGAATCCGTTGAACAATTCCGTTGATAATCTTGAATGGTGTACAAGACAGTACAACATAGATTATAGCAAATCAAAATCTATCCGTCAGATCAAGGATGGATTAACGGTTGGCAGTTTTAAGAGTATTTCAGAAGCAGGAAGACAAACAGGCATCGGCAGAAGGAGCATTAATAACGCATTGTGCGGACGATCAAAAACTGCGGGTGGCTTTGTTTGGGAATACTGCAAGTGAAAAGGAGGAATGACTTATCGCTTTAACGAGGAAATTCCTATCGGCTATGGGCATTGAAGCCGATAAGGTAGACGAAATCATTAATGCCCATGTTGAAGTCACTGATGCACTGAAGGAAGAGCGTGACCGCTACAAGAAGGATGCGGAAGCACTGCCGAATGTCCAAAAGGAACTGGACGAACTGAAAGAAGCCGTTGAGAAAAACGGCAATGATCCATACAAAGCAAAGTATGAGGATCTGAAGGCAGAATATGACCAGTACAAGAGTGATATTTCGGCAGAAAAGACCAAGGCGAAGAAAGAAGCCGCCTACCGCAATCTGCTGAAGGAAGTGGGCGTGTCCGAAAAGCGCATTGACAGCATCATCAAGGTAACGGATGTTGAATCACTGGAATTGGACGGTGAGGGCAATATCAAAAAAATCGATGAACTGAAGAAGTCCGTTGAAGAAGAATGGGCTGATTTCATCGTAACCACACAAACGAAGGGGGCGAATGTACCACATCCGCCCAAATCAAATGGCGGTACTGGATACACCAGTAGGGATGAGATCATGGCTATTAAAGACCGCACAGAACGGCGTAAGGCCATTGCAGAGAATCCCGAATTATTCAGTCTCGCATAAGAAAAGGAGAACACAATGGCAGAAACTAATCTGATCAAGACTACAGACTTTACTGATGCTAAAGTCAGAGAAGTAGAATTTGTGAGCATGTTCGGCGATTCGGTAAAAAAACTGACCGAGATGCTGGGCGTAACAAGAAAGATTCCAAAACAGGCCGGAACAGTACTGCGTGCGTACAAGGCAACAGGATCACTGGTAAATAACGGCGTGGTTGCTGAGGGCGAAACCATTCCGCTGTCCAAGTACATCGTTGAAGACGTTGACTTTGGCGACATCGTGCTGAAGAAGTGGAGAAAGGGCACCACTGCTGAAAACATCATTTCCTATGGATATGATCAGGCAGTAACCATGACCACTGATAAGATGCTGAAGGACGTACAGACCGGCATCCGCAGTGCATTCACCACATTCCTTGCCAGCGAGGGCACCACATCGGCTACTGGCGTTGGTCTTCAGGCCGCACTTGCAGAGACATGGGGAAAACTTCAGATCCTCTTCGAGGATGATGGCGTAAGCATCGTACACTTCATCAACCCGCTGGATATTGCGGATTACCTGAAGACCGCACAGATCACCACACAGACCGCATTCGGCATGTCCTACGTAGAGGATTTCCTTGGCATGGGCACCGTGATCATGACCGGCCTGATTCCGAAAGGAAAGATCTATTCCACCGCAAAGGAAAACATTGTGCTGTACTATGTACCGGTCAATGGTGCTGACCTTGGTGAGGCATTCGACTTCACTGCCGATACTACTGGCCTGATCGGGATCCACGAAACACCGGATTACACCAACATGACCGCAATGGACACCGTGGTAAGCGGAATGGTGCTGTTTGCTGACAGAATCGATGGCATCGTTGCCACCACCATCACTGCGGCTACTACGGCGGGACAGACGGAGGGGGAACATTAAGCGATCCATCTAATACAGCCTCTCCAACCAATATCAGCCGTATGACCAAAGCACAACTGCTTGATTATGCGGCTGATAACGGTATTAGTGGAGTTGATGGGTCAATGAAAAAGGCCGATATCATCGAGGTGATCGAAAATGCTGAATGAGTTGTGTAGCGAAATCAGAAATTATTTCACGTATAACACCAGTAAGTTTGTTGGAGATTTTACCATCGTTGGCGGTGAACTTCAGGAGGACTGCGAACTGCAAGACGGGCAGTATTTCCGCATTGTAGGAAGCGTATTTAACGATGGAGTCCACCAGCATCCGGCAACAGATCTCCACGATGAGAAGTTCAATGGTGCTGTATGGCAGATGGCCGTTCCGCAAGAGGTCATTGACCTAGCATCAGAAATAGAGGCTTGGAAAGAGAAGTATGGCGGCGCGGACAGTGCCGCCTTATCTCCATTTACAAGCGAATCTTTCGGGGGCTATTCATACAGCAAAGGCACAAATGCTAATGGCGGATCATCCGCAACATGGCAAAGTGCTTTTGCCAGCCGGTTAAACAAATGGCGTAAGGTAAGACCATAGGAGAGGGATATGAGTTTACTTCAAGATGCAATGGAAAAATGCGTATATTTAAATAAGCAAGTCACGCCTGATGGATATGGCGGATATCGAACCGTATGGGCAGAGGGTGCGGAATTTGATGCGGCAATCGTGTTTGATACAAGCATCGAAGCACGCAAGGCGGAAGCACAGGGCGTATCAAGCGTTTACACCGTGACCACACCAAGATCATTAACGCTAGAGTATCATGATGTATTCCGGCGGATCCGTGATGGCAAGGTGTTCCGTGTTACATCTGATGGTGATGACAAATACACACCGCAAAGTGCCACGCTGGACATGCGGCAAGTGACCGCAGAGGAATGGGAGGTTGCCAATGGATAAAGCGCAAGCAATACACCATTTTTGGTCGTCTTTTGGCATACCCGCCTATGATGAAAATACGATCCCTACAGGCGAAAACAGGCCAACACCGCCCTACATCACATATAACGTGGTGGAGGGTGCTGTAGAGTCTGTTTTATTGCTTACAGGCTCTGTTTGGTACCGCTCCACAAGTTGGGTCGATATCAGCAAAAAAGTTGATGAGATCGCGGAAAAACTTGGTCAGAATGGGTTCCACATCGAAGAAGTAGAAGGCGGCTACATGTGGATGGTGCAAGGCAGTCCTTTTGCACAGCGCATGAGCGACCCCGAAGATGATATGCTACGAAGGTATTACATCAATGTAACGGCGGAATTTCTTACCGCCTATTAAGGAGGAAGATATATGGCAACATATACTAAGATTTCACAGACTGCGTTTGAGGAGTTCCAGTTGGATGCAGGTATTCTTCTTAATGAGTTCGATCCATCTACTCCTACAGTTACTGATGCGAAGATTATATGTGCGACAACTGGCGGAATTAATATTTCCGCAGTGCCGACATTCAGTGACTTGGCAGAGGACGTGGACAATGCTCCTAACAACATGCTTGAGATGAAGCATCTTGATTCTTGGGAGTGCAAAATTGGATTCACTGCATTGTCTGTGACTGAGAAGGTTTTGAAACTTTCACTGGGTGCGGCTTCTACCAACTCAACTTCTCATAAGACTGTGCCGAACAGGAATCTTGCTGAATCCGATTTCAGTGACATTTGGTGGGTAGGCGACTTGGCAGGAGGCGGATTTGTCGCAGTTAAACTGCTGAATGCACTTTCTACTGCCGGCCTGACACTTCAGACCACAAAAAATGCCAAAGGCCAGTTGACCTGTGAATTGACTGGGCATGTAAGCATTGATGCACAGGACACTATGCCAATGGAGTTTTACGTCATTGAGGGATAATAAAGCAATAAGGAGAGGAAGCAATGAGACTTTCAGATATTAAAGGCGACAAGGCGTTTGAAGTCCTTGCGGATCTGATGGATCCATTAAAAGTTATTGCTACTGATACAGATGTGCGTGAAGCATCAAAGGAATCGTACATGTCATCTATTCAGGTGGCTTTGCGTAAACATCCAAAGGAATTCACCAAGATCCTTGCGCTTCTCGACCTGAAAGACCCGAAAACATACGAAGTTACCCTTGGTATGTTACCGGCGAAGGTTTTTGAAGTGATGAATGATCCTGATCTGAAAGTCCTTTTTCAATCGCAGAGTCAGGAGGACACATCTTTTGGCTCTGCTACGGAGACTACCGAGGAAAACAAGAAATAAAACCGTTTATCGCTTATCTGACGGCGAAAGCGAAGCAAGAAAACGAACTGCGCACATATCGGGTCTACATGTCCGAGTGTGCGCAGATTTTTTTGAATAACGTAGCAGAAGCCCTTGGTGGGCAGATCATTACCGCGAGATACATTGATATCATGGAGCCGAAAGGCGAATCAACAGAATCTGCGGAAGAGATCATAGCGCGGATAAGTGATGGACTAAATGAATTGGGAGAAGAATATGAACGTATTTGATTTAGCGGCGGTTCTCACCCTTAATTCGTCACAATATGACCAAGGCCTAGCGGATGCGAAGACAAACGCGGAAGGGTTTGGGAGCAAATTTAAAAAGATCGGCACAGTGATCGCCGGCGGCATTGCTGTAGGTGGCGGGGCTATTGCGGCCTTGTCCAAACAGGCTGTTGATTCCTACAAGGATTATGAGCAATTAGCAGGCGGAGTCAAAAAACTATATCAAGATGCGTCTGAAAGTGTTATGACTTACGCCAATAATGCGTATAAGACATCCGGCATGTCTGCCAATGCTTATATGGAGTCCGCTACAAGTTTATCTGCGGCACTTGTTAACTCGTTGGATGGCGATTATGCGAAAGCGGCGGAAAAAACGGATGTGGCCATGCGTGCGATCTCCGACAACTTCAATACCTTTGGCGGAGATATGAATAATTTACAGTATACGTTCCAAAGCCTTTCAAGGGGTTCGTATGCCATGCTCGATAATTTAAAGTTGGGCTATGGCGGAACCAAGGCAGAGATGGAGCGATTGATTGAAGATGCCAACGAATACGCCAAGGCAAACGGTCAAGCGGCAGATCTGTCTATTGACAGTTTCTCGGATATCGTTACTGCTATCGATCTGATCCAGCAGAAACAGCATATTGCCGGAACCACGGCAAAAGAAGCGGCAACCACTATCGAAGGATCCATAGGCATGGCCAAAGCCGCGTGGGAAAATCTGCTGACCGGCTTTGCGGATCCTGAACAAGACATTGGCGAACTGGCGGCGAACTTTGTGGAATCGTTTGTAACTGCGGCAAGCAATGTTGTTCCGAGATTCATTGAAGCATTCAAGGGAATTGCGGAAGGGATCCCCGAAATAGTCACATCGCTTGTGGAAACATTCAAAACGAACTTTACGGGGTTTCAGAGCGTTGGCCTTGAAATGATCAATCAAATAACAAGCGGTATAGCCGGAAACGTCCAAACCTTCATCAGTGCGGCGTTGCCAATGATCGCAAAATTCAGTGAATCGTTACGGGCGAACGCTGGGAAACTGGTCGATTCAGGTATAGCGTTGATCCTAAGTCTTGCACAAGGGCTTATCAATTCACTTCCAACACTAATTACATACGTTCCTGTTATCGTTACAAACATTGCAGGGATTATCAATGACAATGCGCCAAAACTGATAGGGGCTGGATTACGCCTTGTAATCATGTTAGCGCAAGGATTGATTAAAGCAATACCAGTGCTCGTTAAAAACATTCCTGCCATTGTAAAGGCGATATTTGCGGCTTTCATGGCTGTTAGTTGGGGTGGCATTGGTAAGAGCATGGTCAAAGGCATCGCAAAAGGCATCAAAGGGCTTGCGGGTTCAGTAAAAACTGCGGCGGGCAACATGGCAAAGAACGCTATGAACGCAATAAAGGCAGGATTTACGCACGCAAGAGAACTCGGTGCAAGTGTTATTCGTGCCATAGGAAGTGCGATAAGGGCAGGTATTAGCATAGTAGTTAATGCGGGCAGAACCTTGGCGACACGGGTTATTAGCACCATTAGAAACGGCTTCAGCAACATAGGTGATGTCGGTATGAACCTTGTACGTGGAATATGGAGCGGTATCAGCAACGGACTTGGATGGATCAAGGGCATGATTGCTGGATGGGTTGGCAATGTCAAGTCATTCCTAAAGGGCTTGTTCGGCATCCATTCACCGTCCAAATGGGCAAGGGATGAAATCGGTAAAAACCTTGTCTACGGTATTGCTGATGGAATCGATGATGAATCCGGCCTTGTTGACTCCGCACTGGCAGAACTGGTCGATGTGCCCGACATTAGCATCGGCACAAAGACAGTAGGAGCGAATGAGGATCTATTCGGCATGATGAAGAGCGTACAGATGGTGAATAACATCACTGTAGACGGAGCAGAGAACCCCGAAGAGTATGCAAGCCGATTTGTACGGCAAATGCAGATGGATATGAGGATGGTTTAATATGGCAGATAAGACAACTAAACCAACTGGATTAAAGATAGAGCGGAACAAGTTGAAGTTCACCGCAAGTTGGAGTCTTGGCAAAGGCGTAAAAGATCACGGCGATGGGCAGAGACTTTATACGAAGTTGAAGATGTATGAGCAGAGTGGTATCTTTACTGGCATATTTGGCGTAGAGTCTACCACGTGGTCGGCGGCAGGAGAAGTCACTGACTCGCTTATTAAGGAAACGCTTCGTAAGCATGTTATATCGCTCGACGCAAGCAAGTTCTATCCTAACAAGAATAAGAAGATAAGCGGAATCACCATCAAGGTGATGGGCAATCAGAAGAAGTACACCAAGAAGGGTAAGACTATCAATCCATCGTGGTCTGATTGGGCAGAAAAGACTATTACTATCAATCCGCCTAAGACACCGACAGTGGAGCAGAAGCCCGCACCACTTGCGGAAGGTGTAGAGAACAAAGCCGTATACAAGTTCAATGCTAAAGATGTTAGCGATACCAACCTGTATCCGTTTACACGCCTTAAATGGGAAAGTATGCTTGTAAAGAATACAAGTACCACAGACGGAAGTAAACTGACATGGAATGAAAACGCTACAGGATACAAGAGTGGTACTTCCAAATCTACGTCATACGAAGTGCCTATCGGAGTTGAAACGGTTTCGCCCGACAAGAACACATCATGGACGAGGTTTGTCCGTGTAAGGGCAGAAGGTATTGGCGGATGGTCTGAATGGGCGTACAACTATCACACTTATAGTATTGCCGCCACGCCAGTTATTACGGATGAGACACAGCCCGAACAGACTGGCGATGGGGATATTGTTATCAACACTTCGGGTTCTACAAGTGGTAGCGCATCACATCCCATTGATGCCAACATGTTCAGATATGCTATTGGCGTACCAAGAGCAGGATTACTTCCGCCACTGAACCCAAGTTGGACTGAGGTAAGGACAACAGCAGACTTCCGTGGTACGGATAATATCTACTATGAGGTGGACGCAAAACTGGAAGATGACCAATGTATGTGGGTGTCACTAGGTAGCAAGCACGATGAACAGACTTCATGGTCAGTGCCGAAACTTACGCATATCGGATGGCTGAAAGATCCTACAGGATTATCCGTTCAGACTAACTGGACATCACGCAAGGCGACCATTACGGCAAATAACGCATCAAGTGTGGAAGATTCACGTTTGGTCGTGGTATTTGCAGGTGGCACAAATGAGAATATCGTAGGTGTCAGTGATGTCGGCGGTGGTAACAAGACTATTACAGTCGACATTCCGAAGTATGCGACAGAAGGCAAGATAGCATTTGGAGTTTATGCCGCAGTTGGGGACTACACCAACAACATATTCAAGCCCTATGGCGATAAATCGGAGATTACAGAGAGTTTTGGAGCGGTAACATACTTCCAAACAAGCGAGCGTATTCAGAGCGTTAAATCACTTAAAATTGACGGCAGGGAAATTATCCACAATAGGGCGCAGTATTCATGGGACATTGACGGCAACGTGGAACTGTTTGTGACACCATCAAGTTCCGTTGGTATCATTTACGAACCACGCACTACAACCACAAGCCCGAAGCCCCTTATGCGGTCAAAAAACACGCTGTGGCAGGGCGGAAGTGTACCACAAGCCCCAAGCAACGTAAGCGTACAGAAAACCGATGTGAAGGGCAGTGTGCTCGTATCATGGGAATGGTCATGGGAAGATGCCGATAGCGCACAGATTGCATGGTCAGATAACCCTCTTGCATGGGAGTCTACGGATGAGCCGAGCGAGTATACTATCACAAACCTCAATCCGAGCCATTGGTACGTGAGCGAACTGGAGACAGGCAAAAAGTGGTACTTCCGAGTACGGCTGATTCAGACCAACGATGACACACAGACCTATGGTGCATGGTCGGACATGATTAGCATCGATCTAAGTTCAGCACCCGCAAAACCCGTGTTGCAGTTGAGCAATTATGTAATCACACCCGATGGAATGACCAAGGCATACTGGCAGTACGTCAGCACGGATGATACTCCGCAGTTGAGCGCAAAGATATGCGAAGCAACAGTGACGGACTACGGCATAGAGTATGGCGAGCCTATTGCAAGTACGGACACAAGCAGACACATTGACCTTTATGCAGAAGATATGGGATGGAACGCAGGAGAAACACACCTGCTGTGCGTCAGAACTATCAGTGGTAGCGGCAAACCCAGTGATGGATGGAGTGATCCAGTAGCATTACAGATTGCAGAAAGCATTACCGCCACCATCACACAAGACAGCCTTGAAACACAGAGCATTGAAGTAAACCCACAGACCCACGAAGGAAACCCCATTACTTTCTACGATAATGATGGAGTTTTAGAGTTTGCCAAACTTCGTGTAGACATTGAGCCTACGCAGGAAGGCACAGGCGACCCATCTCCTTCTAATGTAAGGCCGATTCATGGAGTTGGTGAAGTTGTGGTGACGGATACGAATGGCGAGGATACGCAGACAATCACCCAAGTCTTAACCACCACCCTTCAGCCCATAGCCTCAGACGAAGAACCGTACCTCATGCGGGCTATGCCGTATTCTGATGCTACGAATTTAACGGAGAATTTGGTCGGCGGAACTGTGGCGTGGAATCAGTTGGCAAATCGCCAAGATGGTCAAGACATGGCTCGTGTGTACCAACCGATGTTTAATCTCGATGGGTACGTAAGTGTCATAAGTGGGCATAAATATTTGGTATCATTTGTGCAACCTGCAGGATGCGCTGTGTATAGGCAAACTGGTACAAGAACTGGGTTTCCGGTCACTTATAAGAACTACAATGCACCATCCGTTAACACACGTCAAGATTTTTTAGTTGGTGCAACGGATACGGCTTCGCATGACATGGGAAGTCTTATCTCAAAGTTAGAAACAACAGAAGAATCGTATCACCTGTCAAATCAGATGCTGTTCGACCTCACCGCCATATTCGGCACAACCATTGCAGACTACATCTACTCACTTGAACAGGCAACCGCGGGATCAGGTGTGGCGTGGTTTAAGAAACTGTTCCCGAAGAGTTACTACCCATACAATGCGGGCGAGTTGATGAGCGTTAAGCCAAGTGCTCATGTAACTACGGGGTTTAACCAGTGGGACGAAGAATGGGAGTTAGGTGCGCTATCTGCAACGGGTGGAAATGCGACTTCTTCTACGGAAATACGTTCAAAAAATTATTTTCCTGTGGTTGGTGGGCAGACTTATTACTTGTATTGCGCTGTCGCATCAACATTTAATTATAAGTTTTATGACGCAGATAAGAACTTTATAAGTGGTGCATATATCGGCAGAAACAACACGTTGCTTATTCCAAACGATGCAAGGTATATGCGTTTTTACATGGGTGCGGCTTACGGTGCAACCTACAAAAACGACATCTGTATCAACATCAGCAACCAATCCCGCAACGGAACATACGAACAGTATGATGGACATACCTACTCACTTCCATCCGTAGAACTCCGTGGAATTCCAAAATGGGTAAACGGAAAACTTTCCTATGATGGCGATATTTTAGAGCCAAATGGGAAGGTGACGAGGAAGTACGGAATTGTGGATTTAGGGACGCTGACGTGGAGTTATGATAATTCTGTTCCGAGGTTTGTGTCGTACGGCATAAACACCATTGCGAAAGGTAGTGGGCGTTCGTGGATAATTGCTAATATAGTTTGCTCAAAGTACAAAGCCGTTCCGCTTGACGGTGGTACAGAATCTATATATGGGACTGGTGCAAATAAGAGCATTGCTTTATCCGAGGGTGCAAATATTTCAATTAAAGATGCAGATTACACGGATGCCGCCGCCTTCAAGACCGCAATGTCGGGAGTATACCTTGTCTACGAAAAAGCCACCGCAACCACAGAAAACGTCTCCTCATTTGAGGCAAACCAACTCGTCTCAGCAGGCGGAACAGAATCCTACACAGATACCCGCACAGTCCCAATTCCAGTAGGACATAAAAGTACATACAAAACCTCACATGTTTATGGTGGGTATGTGGATTTAGTAAGTGGGGAACTGGTTGTTGATAGGGCTGTTGTGGATTTGGGAACGCTTGATTGGTCGAAATCGGCAAGTACAGAACATGGATTCTATATTCCGAGAGGAGTCGCTTATAAGCATTCCAGTTCGACTTATATGTTATGTGATTCGTACAAGTTCATGGGCGCAGTAAGTGCGTCACCATATTTCAAAGGTGATAATACCTTTACATATTGGTCGCCGCAAGGTGCATATGAAATTTACTTCCAAGACAATCGGTATTCTACCGCAGACGATTTTAAGGCGGCAGTATCGGGAGTAAATCTCGTGTATGAACTTGAGAATCCCATCCGCACGACCCTCACGTCTCGTGAGTTATCCGCCCTTGTCGGAAGAAACACATTAACAGCAAACGGCAATATGCAGATACGTCTTGCTGAGGGCATCACCGAGACGGAGTGTCTGACAAGGCTTCCGCTTACTGTAACAGTAGAGGGAGCAGGAGAAGGCGGGGTTACTATCCTTGCTATTGAGCGGGACGATGATTACCACCTTGACCGACCCGACGATGGCGAACTGAACGGATTTGAAGGCGAAGTGGTAGCGTTAAAGACATTGAGCGGTGAGCAACAGTTTACCGTGAATACAGAGGACTTGAGAGGCAACCTTGACGATGATGCTAATTATCGGATAGTAGCCATTGCCAAAGACACCTACGGTCAGAGCGATGATGTAGTAAAGAGGTTCAGAGTCAAGTGGGAGCATCAGCCTACCATGCCCGAAGGTACTGTGGAGATGGTGGGCGATGTGGCGCATATTACGCCAAGCAT